GACATCATATTAAAAATCCTCCGTAAATGTTAATGATTCACCTAACTTAGCCTTTTGATATTCCATAGTTCTTGACTCAAAGAAATTACCCTTTGTCTCAACAGCTATTTGTTCCATAAATTTAAACGGTTGTTCAACATTAAAATGTTTTTTACAACCAAATTTAACTAGTAATCCGTCAGTTACAAATTCAAGATATTGTTTCATCAAGTTTGAATTCATACCAATTAACGATACCGGTAATGACTCTGTGATAAACTCTTTTTCAATCTCTAATGCTGACAATAAAATTTCTTTAATTCTTTTCTCCGTTGGTTTGTTCTCAACGTGATTGTTAATCAAATGGATTGCAAAATCACAGTGTAAATTCTCATCCTTGAAGATAAGACTATTCGCATTACATAATCCTTGCATAATTCCTCTTGATTTCATCCAAAAGATAGAACAGAATGAACCTGAGAAGAAGATACCTTCAACCGCGGCAAACGCCACTAATCTTTCTTGAAAAGAAGCGTTTTCAATCCAATCAAGAGCCCATTTAGCCTTCTTTTGAACTGCCGGTAATCTATCAATTGCGTGGAAACACTCATCTTTCTCTTTTTCATCAGACACATAAGTATCAATCAATAATGAATACATTAAAGAGTGAATGTTCTCCATCATAATTTGGAATCCGTAAAAGAATTTTGCTTCAGCATATTGAACCTCTTTTAAGAAATTCTCAGCCAAATTTTCATTTACAATACCATCGGATGCCGCAAAAAACGCTAAAACATTTTTAAGGAAAAATCTTTCATTATCAGATAGGTTTTCCCAATCTCTAATATCGTTAGATAAATCCACTTCTTCTGCTGTCCAAAACGCTGCTTGGTGTTGTTTGTAAAATTCCCATATATCGTTATGTTCTATTGGGAAGATAACGAATCTATCGTTATTCGGTTCTAATATTTTTTCTTTCATATTAATTATTTTGTTGTTGATTTTTTTCTTTTCTCTTGTCTAACAAGTCTTTTATTCTTGTCTATTTCTTTCTTCGGTTTGTTCTTCTAAACCTAAGAATGTTACTGAACTCTCAGTATCAATCTCCAACATACCATTATCAAATTTACAATTCTCAAATACAACCCCATCATCACCAATACGTGATTTAGTAATTGCAATCGTTGCTAGTTTCATTTCTTTTTGTTGTAGAGATTTAGCCACGGAAATAATTACGTGTCCAACCTGAGCTTTTTTAATAGACCCACCCATTTGGTCGGTTGTTACAACATCAGATGATATTGAACTTCTATTCCCTTGAGTTGCCGTCCATCCTACTAAATCAAGTTCGTGACACATAGCCTCAAACCCTCTCATTACGGAACCCTCAGATTTCCATTCATCTCCCAAGTTTTTATCCGGAACTACACAATCAATGTAGTCTAATAATACCATATCAATTTTGATTCCTTCAGACATCATTTTTCTAATTTGATTCTTAATTTGCATCATTGTTACAGTATCAGATGGAAGTTTTTTAAGAATAAGTTGATTCGACATTGTTTCTTTAACATTCTTAACTTTTTCCATAACTTCCTCTTTTCTTAAAGACAATTCATCAGGGTGGATTTTTGTCCATAAGGTAATGTGTTTACGTTGAATAATCTTTGGGTTATCCTCAAAGAAAATTTGTAAAACATTGTATCCCAAATTAAATGCGTGATTTGAGATTTTTGTCAGTAAAGTTGATTTACCAACCCCAGTTGGTGCTAAAACAACACCGATTTCACCCTTCGCTAAACCACCTTTTAAGAGTCTATCTATCCCCGGAATACCCATCGGTATCGGATGACGATAATCTTCGTTTAGAACCTCATCTAAATTGCTAAAAACACTTTCAGTTCCCTTATCGTGTTCCCCAACTTGAAGAGCTTTACTTACCATCTCTTCTAATGTGTCATAACTCTCAAACTCACCGGTATCGATGATTTTTTGAGCTTTAACCATTACTTTTTGTAACTCTTGTTGTTTACAAAATTTCATAGATTTTTCTTGAACAAATTCAGCTCCATCAAGTGTTGACTCTTTTACCTTATTAAGGGTGTCAATGATAATTTTTGCAGCCAAAGGTTGTTGTATCTCAGATTTAGTAATTTGTTCTAAGGTGTCAAAGGTTGGTGTGTGTTCGTATTTTGTATAATACTCCTTAATCATTTGGATGATTAATTTAAAGTATTTATTCTCAAAATAACTTGTTTCAATCACATCTATAATAGACCTTGAAAAGTCTTTATCTACTATGATTTGGTTTAATAATTGTATTTGGAAGGTACTCCCCAAATACTCGAAATTTTTGTTTGACGCCATATTTTTTTCTTTTAGTGTAATAATAAATACTACACACTTAATGTAACATCTAGATATTTTTTTGTTAATTTTTTTGATGAGAAAATGTCAGTCAAGTTCATCAACAAGTTTTTTAGGTGTGGGCGTACATCCACAGTATATCTTACCTTCGGAGGGTATACTTTAGCGTCCACCTGTCTATGACAAATTGTCACATCATTTTGTTTGATGAAGATGTTAAAATACTCCGGACCGTCAATATAAGACGTTTCCAAGATAGCAGGATTGTTAATAATTTCGTACATATTGTCCGTCATATACGTTACGGTTTTCAACGATAACTGAGCTCGAATATCGTCTTTAAATTCACGAAGTAATTCATAAAGTTCCAATGAGTTTTTAGCCTCATTATTGAACTCTCTTACGTTAAAAAATCTCTGTACAATGATGTTGTCATTTACCATCATTAAGAATTCTAATTTTACCGATTCTTGGTCTTTCATAATGTTTAATTAATTGTTTTTGTAATTTCTTTTTTCTTTTCTTGTTAGTTTCATAAAGGGTCTAACAAAATTCACCCACGCGTCATCACTTTTTGGTAGATATTTGAAGAATCCGTCTTCCATCATCATCTTTATAAGATTTCTATAACCCCTTCCATCAGGGTCCAAAGTTTCCTTATAATATAATTCAACGAGTTCTTTACCTTCATCCGTTATTAGTGGATTTGATAAATCAACAATTTTTTGATTAACTTCAAAAAATTCATCCCCATATACTCCGGTTTTTGTTTTACCTGATAATAAATTTTGTAAAGTCTTATTACTTCTATTCTCTTTTAAAAGGATTTCAGCCTTTTCTAAAATATCAGTAATCGAAACTTCTTTTTCAAGTAGCTCAGGAAAAAACTTGATAAGTGTTTTCTCACCAAGTCCGGAAATACCATCAATATTATCTGATTTATCCCCTGATAAAATTTTATAAGTACGGACATTTTGATGTGGAAAATAATAATACTCCAACATTACTTTGTCACCGTTTCTGAATGTTTGTTTTGTTTTTGGATAATACACCGATACTTTATCGGATATAAGTTGTAGAAGGTCTTTGTCCCCCGAGAAAATCGTTTTCTGTTCGTTCTCCGAGATTTTGCAGTAATAAGCAATCAAATCATCCGCCTCGTTTTTTTCGACGTTTATTTGTCTTATATAACACTCTTCCAAATACTCTTTAATTCTCTCTTTTTGTTCTTCAAAAGATTGTTCCTTAAAGTCGTCAGTTGTTCGTCTTTTTTCTTTGTATTGGGGATATAATGTTTTTCGAGCAAGGGAATTATCGTCACCATCCCACATAACAACAACCTTGTCGTAATTTTCTTCGTCTATAAGTCTACGAAGGGTATTCACAAAGTGCCATACGGCACCTATGTGTTTTGTCCCATTAAAAAAATCTTTAACCCCGTGAAACCCAATCTTTGTTAGGTTGTTCCCATCCACTAATAGTGTTTTAGTCACTCGTTTTGTTTGTATTCGTTACTATAAAATTTTGTTACTCTTTTTCAAATTGTCTTCAGCCCACAAGGGTTGGAGATTTTCATAATGACATAACTTATAAAGTTCGTCTTCTGTTTTTGCCGATGATAATGGAATGATGTGGTCAATGTGCCACTCACTCCTGTTATCCCAACTCATACCATCAGTAAATTGGGCTTCTAAATGTTCTTTTAAAAATTCCGGTGAACATCCTACGATGTCGAAGGTTTTGTTTCTTTTGGTTACATCACACATCTTTAAATAACTACATAACCTTGACCTCATACCACATAATAATGAGTAAATTGGGTCATTTTTTTTCTTCTTGGATTCATAAATATTTCTAATATTTTTAGTATTTTTTCGATATATTTTATTTTTATCGAGTATTTCTTTTTTATTAATATTATAATATTTTTTCCCCCTCTCTTTAATTTTATCTAAATTTTCTTCTCTATATTTTTTTTGATAATCTAAGATAATTTGTTTTGTTTCTTGATAATGGTTTTTAATTTTTTCTTTATTATTATTTCTCCACTTTTTTTTTCTCTCAGAAACATTACTCCCCTCATACGTTTTTTCAATATTATTCCGACATTTTTTACAAAAATACCGATAACCATCTCTTGAAGATTTCAATTTACCGAATTCACAAATATCTTTTTCAAGATTACACTTATTACAAACTTTCGTTTCCATTTTTAATATACTCTTTTAATAATTTATTAACAAGGGAAGATAAATTTATAGATTTATCCTTAAAGTATTGTGGTAATTCGGGGTCAAGA